TTATTTGTTCATTAGTCATGTTATTCCTTTCTCTCGACTAAATTACTCTTATCTTTAACACATAGGTCAAGTCAAACCGCCTAATACACATAACTTACGTGGTTCATATTTCATATCTTTATCTCACAATACTCAACAGTAATAGAGTAAGTAGATAGTCATTGTGATGAAAGATATGTATGAAGTGTTAGTTAGTATGTGTTTAGGAATTTGAATTTACCATGTGTTATGATAAGTGTTCCCCATTGAAACATATGAGTGACATGTAAGCAATTGAGATATCAATGTAGGCTACTAGGGTGTTTAGATTAAGTAGTAGTTATACAGTACATGCGGTACATTTGTCTACAAATGATTGCGTTGTATTGCAGTTGTAAATAAAGAAATAGTATAGTATTGCGTGTCGTGTTTGCACCGTGCGTATAGGGGGTTTTAACATGGTGGGTGGGGTATATCATTATGTAACACCTAGAAAAATTGCTGGTAATTGTTGGACAAAAAGATTTAGGTAGGTGGTGTAGCCAGGCGTTTGTGATTATCAAGGAAGGTATAGATAATTAATCTACACCACCGTTCCTATTGTCCTATTTTAGCACACTCTTACAGTAAAGAGAAAGTATTTTAGATACTTTTCTTTATAGTACGATTGGAGTGTGTTTTGCGTACAGCGAGCCCTGTGTCACTCCCTCCCAGCCAGTAAATAAGTTTAGTGACAATAATGTTTGTTCGACTTGACCTATAAATAAATATGTGAAGTAATAGCCTCTAACGCTAGTTACCATGGTCCTGCTAGTCCACTTTATAAGTTCGCCTGTTCTCAAAAACTATTTCCTAGAGCAGGTAGTTAATGATGCCTGTTAAAATAACTATAGTACTATACTAAATATATAACAAGTTAAAGGAAGGTAATAATGGCAACTTATAGACCCCTACCATTGGGATTAACAATTAAACCTAGTGACTTAGATGGATTAGGTTTATTTACAATGATGCATATAGGTTCAGATACGAACCTAGGTAATACGCATGTAATACTTGGTACAAGAATAATTAGAACACCATTAGGTGGTTTTATTAATCATAGTGACAAACCTAACTGTAAGTTAAGTGAATTAGAAGGACATAAGTTTTTATGGACAATTAGACCTATAGAAGCTGGTGAGGAACTAACAGTAACCTACACTATGTATGAAGTAGAGAATCCAAATGTTTGATTTTGATGAACAACTAGAAGTTGGTAAGAAAGGTGAGAAACTAATTAAGTCTTACTACGAATCACAACAGACAGATGAAGGTAAAAGAAAATATATAGTTAGAGATGCATTTAAAGAAGAACAACTAAAAGGTGCAGATTTCTTTATTATGAATCAAGAATTAGGCACTAGGTATGTCGAAGTAAAAACCGACACTAGAGCAGAGGAGACAGGGAATGTAGCACTAGAAATACAAGTAGTGTATGGGGATACAGACAAGCGTATAGGATGTGCATTAAAAACATTCCCTGACTTTCTCATGTACTGGGTATATCCAACAAATCGTGTCCTTTACTGGAATCCAGATAGGCTAATTCCTTATATCATGGACTGGGTAATAAACAAAGAATACAGAATTGTAGATGCTCAAAATAAAAATTTTTTTTCACGCTCTTTGATAGTACCTATTAATGACCTTATAAACACTGGAGTATGTGGTGAGTTTAGTGTTAGCTACCATCTGTTAGATAAACTATAATACATAGAATGTTAAACAATCACTGTGACAAGTGTGGAAAACAAATAGAATTAAAGAATAATAAGTGGCAATGTGTTAATCTAGGTTGTATAAAATATAATGTACAAGTTAGGAGAAATCGTGCCAATAAACAAAAAAGGCAAAAAAATGAGATACAAAGCCAAGAAGAAGAGTAAGTACAAAAAACTCTAATGGCTAAGATAAAGAGTGGAGCAAACATTTTTTATAGCCCACAAGAATTAAAAAAGTGGGCTATGGAACTATCAGATGCATGTGGTAGTATAATTACCAACAAGAAACCAAACATTTCTAAGATAGATGCATTGGTAGATAAATTTGTTGTAAATTATAACCAGAATATGGAGATTGCAAATGCCGCCAAAGAAGAAGAGTAGTAGCAGAAAAAAACCTGCAAGAAAGCCTATTAATGCTAAGACTAAAGCTACTTTGCAAAAGAAGGCTAAAAACTCTAAATATACTTACGGACAGTTGGCGCAGGTCTACCGCAGAGGACAAGGCGCTTATTTATCTAGTGGTAGTAAATCTGCTTCTATGGCTGCTTGGGCTATGGGTAGAGTAAATAGTTTTATTAGAGGTGGACATTCTCAAGATAACGACATCAAGAAAAAAGGTAAGTCTCGTGCCAAGAAAAAAAAGTAGACGCAAGGTAAAGTATGAAAAAGGAGTACCTGCAAAATATCTTAAGAATAAAAAAAATTCAAAGTCGAGTGTTGCTCGTGAGATTAAAAGAACGGCTAAGGCGTATAAAGAAGGCAGGAGAATAGATTTGAAAGCTGTACAGAAATCAAGAGCTACTAAGAAGAAAAAGAAATAATGGCACACGATAATCGTAAAAAAGCATTACTTAAAAAGCATGGACTTAAAGGTGTAAACAAACCAAAGCGTACACCTAAACATCCTAAGAAATCACATGTTGTATTAGCACAAGAAGGTCATAAATTAAAGTTAATTAGATTTGGACAACAAGGTGTAAAAGGTGCAGGTAAGAGTCCATCATCAGCAAAACAAAAAGCAAGGAGAAAATCTTTTAAAGCCAGGCATGCTAAAAATATTAAAAAGGGCAAGATGTCCGCAGCATACTGGGCTGATAAAGTCAAATGGTAAAGAATGTAATTTGCATTGCACCTGAATGCGAAAACCTTTTACCGCCTGGAAAAACTAAATACTGTGGTAAAACTTGTTATTACAGAGAGTCTAAACGCAAAGCTAGATATAAAGAAAAAGGCAGAGAGTACCAACCAGAGATAAAAGAAGTTAACAAAGGTAAAGTAACGCAAGTTCGTAGAGGTGCTTTATACGATAAGTTTGTTAATGAAGGTTACGCCATGGACTTAATACAAGGCAGATTAAATAGAAATCAAATAGCTGAGGAGCTTAAATGTACACCAGCACACATATCTAGATTACTTGGTGCTTTTGAAGAAGATGCTAGAAAAGATAAGGAAGTTGCTGAATGGGAAGTATCTACTGATGCTTTGCAATCATTAGAAGACTTTACAGAATTTAGAGATAGATACTTTCTTACAGAACAGGGAGTACCTTTTGAGACAGCAGACTTTCACAACAGATGGATAAAAGGTATTAATAAAGCTTTACTTAATGGTGGTCAGCAAATGATATTAAGTCCACCTCGACATGGTAAGACAGAATTACTTATACACTTTGTTATTTGGCTTATATGTAGAAATCCTAATATCAGAATTATGTGGGTAGGTGGTAACGAAGATATTGCTATGAACTCTGTTATGTCTGTTATGGATACACTAGAACAAAACGAAAAGTTAAAAGAAGATTTCTGTGGACCTAATGGTTCTTTTAAACCTGCAACTAGAGCAGGAAAGATGTGGTCTAGAAATGGTTTTACAGTATCTACACGAACTGTATCAGGTATTAAATCTCCTACAATGATTGGTATTGGTAGAGGTGGTAAGATACTTTCTCGTGACTGTGACATAATTATTGCTGACGACATTGAAGACCACAGTTCTACTATGCAACCATCATCTAGAAATAATACTAAGAATTGGTGGACAACAACTTTAGGTTCTAGAAAAGAGGAACATACAGCTATGTTGGTGATTGGTTCAAGACAGCACCCAGATGATTTGTATTCTGCTCTTTTAGAATCAGAAGCATGGGAAACAATAGTAGAAGAAGCACATGATAGCTTATGTGTAAAACCAGAGTTTGAAGAAGAAGAACATGTTGATTGTATGTTGTGGGGTAGTAAAAGAACATTCAAATGGTTAATGGATAGAAAGCGTGATGCTATGACTACTGGTGGTCTTAAGAATTTTGAAATGGTTTATTTAAACAAAGCACATAGTGATAGTTTAAGATTGTTTAATCCTGAACAAATAGAGAAATGTTACAGACCTAGTATGCCATTAGGACATATACCATCAGGTTCTTACTTAGTTGCTGGACTAGACCCTGCTGCAACAGGTTATCAAGCAGGATTTTTGTGGGCAGTAGAAACAGGTTCAGAAATAAAACTAACTATGGTAGATATGGAAAATCATCATGGTGGTGGATTAGATGAAGCATTTCAATTAATTAAGACTTGGTATGAAAAATACAATTGTTATCACTGGGTAATAGAAGAAAATGGTTTTCAAAAAGCTATTAGGCAAGACCAACGAATAAAAGAATATTGTAATGTTCAAGGTATTAAGTTAGAAGGACACGAAACTCATAAAAATAAATGGGATGAAAAATTTGGTGTTACATCATTAGCACCTATGTTTAGCGATGAAATGATAGAACTACCATTCTTAGATGCTGATGCACAACAAAAGTCAATTACCTATACAAAACAGTTAGTTTACTTTGCATCTAAAGGTAAAGGTGGTAGAGGTTATAAATCAGATGTTGTAATGGCTAGTTGGTTTCCAATGAAAGTTATTAGACAGTTGACAAAACTTGTTTATGCTGATATAGGAATCGACTACACTCCTAGCTTTGAAGGTTATAATAGTATACAATGGAATGAAACACCCTGGAGTTAAATGAAACCGCAAGATATTATTGAGAGAGCAACACATCTGAAAAAAATGCATGATGATGTTCTCATAGATAGAGCAAGATTTAGAGCAATTTTAAATGGTGGAGAGGATGGATTAAGACAATTACTTGGTCCTGGATTAGATAACAACGAAGCTTATACTATACCAGCACCTAACTTAATGTTATCTGCATTAGATAGATTGTCACAAAAGATAGGTAAAGTACCTTCTTTAGATGTTCATATTACAAATGCTAGAGATTCACAAAGAAACAAAGCTAAAAAAGATAAGCTAGAAAGAATTGTTTCTGCATATGACAGTATGCAAAAATTAGAATTACAATTACCTCAAGTAGCTAGGTGGTTACCAGGATATGGATTTGCAGTCTGGGTAATAACAACAAAGATGGATATGAATGGTCATATGTATCCTTGTGCAGAACTAAGAAATCCATACGATTGTTTTCCTGGTTATTTTGGAAATACACAACAACCAGATGAATTAGCAATAATTCAGAAAGTACCTATAAGAAAACTTATGGAAATGTACCCTGAACTTAAAAGCTGGTTTGAAAGTGAAGATGATGAAAAAGAATCTTGGGATAGTTACAACCTTAACTACACAGATGATGGTAGTTGGGAAAACTCTAATGAGTCAGGTGATGTCATATTAGAGTACATGAATATTGAAGGAACATATGTAGTTCATGTTGCATCAAAGAAAATTGTAGATTTTGTACCTAATCCACTTAAATCAGGACCAGCATTTGTAGTTGCTAAAAGATTTAGTTTTGATAGATTACAAGGTCAGTTTGACCAAGTAGTAGGACTAATGGCATCTATGGCTAAGATAAACATTTTATCTGTTATAGCTATGGAAGATGCTGTATTTACAGAAACTAATATTGTTGGAGAAATAGAATCAGGACAATATAGAAAAGGTAGAAATGCAATAAACTATTTAACTCCTGGTTCACAAGTAGTAAAACCAGTTACTAACTTGCCATATCAGTTGTTTGAAGCTGTAGGTAGATTAGAAAGACAATTAAGAGTTGTTGCTGGGTATCCAGTTCAGGACGATGCTATATCACCAAATTCATTTGTAACAGGTAGAGGTCTGGAGGAACTGGAATCTGGCGTAAGTCAAATGGTTAATGAGTATCACACAATATTAGAATATGCTTTGCAAGAAGTAGATGCTAAAAGACTTGAGTTAGATGAGATACTTTTTGCTAATAAAAGAAAACCTTTAACAGGTACTTACAAAGGTGCATCATTCTCAGAAAGCTATACTCCTGCTAGTGACATAGATAAAAACTATGTAACTAAAAGAAAGTATGGAGCTATGGCTTCTTTCGATGCTCCTAATAAAATAATTACAGGTTTACAGCTAATGCAAGCTGGAATTATAGATAGAGAAACTATGCAACAAGAAATGGATGGTTTAGAGAATCTATCACAGATTAACGAAAGAATTACAAAACAAAAGACAGAAGATGTTTTATATCAGATGTTATTGCAACAATCCCAACAGGGTGATAAATCTGCAATGATGGCAATAGTAGAGATATACAATAATCCAAAGCGTATTGGAAATATATTAGAAAAGTTCTTTAGTGCTACTGGTGATGAACCAAGTCCAGAAGAACAAGCTATGTTACAGCAACAAATGATGGGGCAGCAAGGACCAGCAGGACCACAAGGTCCACCTAACTTAGCTGCACTACTGGGAGGTGGGTAATGCCAGCAGTTCCAGAACCAACAGATATTGAATTTGCAAAGATAGTTGCACAAAATTTTCCTGAAGAATATGTTTATGAAGAAGATTATTTAGTAGATGGAGAAGATGGTCATTTAATAGACTATACAACATATGAAGTAATTACAGTAGCTGTACTTCCTGGTGTAGGCAGAATAGATATTGTATTTACTCCAGATGAGAGTGGAGGATATAATGTCTAGAAACAGACAACCTAAAAGAGAATTTCAAGCAGAGCGATATGGTGGTGCTACTGAGTTAGATACATTACAAGGTGCAGCACCTATGGCTGCTGTAGAAGAACCAGTTGTAGAAGCACCAGAAAATGTAGAACAACAACAAACACCAGCAAACTTAGGTAGGTTGATACAAGATGCTTATAGAAGTACTGAAAGACCTTTTGAGGCTTCTAATACAAGACTTTCTGCTACTGATGCACCTTTCTTAGCAAACGATGCAGAGATGATATTACAGGCTATGTACAGAGTATTACCTAGTAAAGAAATAGCAGCTTTGCTTAAAAACTTATAGGAGAATTATGGCAGAGGTAAGATGGTGGTGGCAACCACCATATATGCAAGATTATGAAAATCAAGCACAAGAAGATAGAATACAACAAGCCAAAACTATAACTAGCTATATTGAAGCTAATCCTCAACTATCACAAAACTTACAAGGCTTAATACAAGAACATTTTTATTTACCAAAAGATGTATTGGTAGGTGCTTCTTTAATAGGTTTAACTACAGAAAGTCCTGAGCTAGCACCTATTGTGGAGAGATGGTTAGATACTGAAAAGAATTTCTGGGATAAATTAAAAGCTGTAGGTAGAGGAACTATAAGAACTGCATTTACAGTATTTGATTCTTTACAAGATGAGTTAGTTAAAAAACCTTTATTAGCTACACAGAAATACCTTAATGACAAAAAATACAATGAAGGTATTGGTTTAGCTGGTGCAATGTTGCAACTATACACAAATAGAGATGCAATGAATGAATGGCAAAAGGTTAAAAAGCAATTAGGTCCATCTGTAGGTAGAGAAGCATTAAAGAACTTAACAGCAGGTAAAAAGGTAAACCTAGGTGAAGGATACTTTGCAAACTCTACAGTAGCTGAAGAAACAGATATATATAAAGAAATGATTGCTAGAGGTGCAGACCCAGAACAAACTAAAGAAATAGTTCAATCGTATTATGGTCAAGATATAACTAATCAGGAAAGAGCTAGAGATGAAGGTTTAACTTTTAAATCTAGAAGTGGTCAAACAATTAAGTTAACTCCTGCAGCACCACTTGTAGCTTCTGTTATAGAACCTGGTACTAGAGCTTATAACTTAGTGTCAGGTGTAGTTGATGGTGCATTAACTTTACTAGCTGACCCAACAATATTAGTTGGTGGATATCTTAATAAAGCAGGTAAAGCTGTTAGAAGTTTAGACCAATCTATAGCATTATCTAGAGCTGGAGTTATAAACAACGCTATAAGAAAGACAGTTCATGTTCCTTCTGCAACTCAGTACATTACTAAAACTAAAGCAGGTCAAAAGATAGTTGACCAATTTGTATTAGCTGATGACTTTCAAACTATTAATAACTTATTAAAAGGACAAGGAGATGCAACTTTACATAAAGCTTTGAAAGATAGTAATAGCAGAGGTGAAATACAAAGTTTACTTATTGATGCAATAGAAGAAAGACAGGTATTAAATAAACTAAATCCTACATCATTAGTAATGAAAGGAAAAATATCTTCTGGTTTAGGTAGAGCAATAGCAGGTGATTTTGGACAAGCAGTTGGTCTAAAAGGTGCTGTCAAGAAATCTATTGATGATTCACAGTTAGGTAGAATATTTTCTGCTTTTCCTGTACCTAAACTTTATGTAAATGATTTAGACCAATCATTCTTTGATTTAAGAGATTGGATGAAGTTTGCAAAAGTAGATGATGATATTGCAAATCCTGCATTAGATAAATTAGCAGACTTAGCAATAGCACAAAAGGCTAAGATACTTAATCCTGAGTTAGAACAACCAGTCAATGCTATAGAAAACATGAATGAAGTTCTAGAGATATGGAATCAAGTACTTACACATATTGGTTCAAAGTTTGAGAATGTAGGTTTACCTGAAGAATTAGTTAAAGGTGTTCGTAAATGGATGTCATCAATTGACCAAACAAGAATGTACTTTGTTAATGAGCTAGGTGAACTTGAATGGTTTGTAGGTTCTAAGTATGAGATTATACCAAAAGAAACTAGAGAACTTGTTGCTGAAGCATTGACACCAGATGAAACAAGATTGTTAACTGAAAGAATTATTTCAAAGTTTAGAAAAAATAAAAAAGTAGATAGTTCTGAAGTAGATGATGTATTAAGAAGAATACAAGAAGCTGCTAACAATATTACAGAACCAGAAGCTAGACAGCTTGTGCAAAGAATAAACTCAGGATATTACACAGGTGCAGAACAAGCAGCATTAGATATTGCAGAGGAATTAGGTATTGGTACTTCTGGTAGAGTTCCATATGGTTATACAGGTAAAGTAGCTGCTGGTGCTATAGATACTACCAATATGAGTAGGCACGGTATGAACTTTGAAATGTTACCTGATGAAAATATATATGGATTAAATACTACAACTATGGATTTAATACTTGATGGTAAAAGAACTTCTACAACTAGAAGTGAAGGTGCTTGGGCTGTTGGATTTGGTAAGCAAAAAGGTGAAGAGTTTTCATTACCATTTAGAGGTCAACGTATATTATTTACTGACAATAAAGGTAGAGAAGTTGCAGTAGAAGTAACAAAGATAAGAAAGCTACCTAAAGATTTATTTACTAATCCACAAAGAAGAGTATTGCTAGAAGATATTATTTCTAAAGAAGGTTGGACAGAGAATGCATTCCAAAAAAGAATGTACGAAAAAGGTTTAGACAAAGGTTTCCCTATGTACCAAATAGAGTATAAGCCTTTAAACATAGAAGGAAGATACGACTCAAACAGACAACGAATGTTACAGCTTGGACTATCAGACAATCTTAATTCCGATATTGCACGAATGGAATATGATTGGGGAACCCTATCAGATAAAGTTAAAGTTGAGTTACAGGATGAATTAAATAAATTACCTAGACAAAAACAAGGCAAAGTAAAATTAGCCATGAGTCAACTAGAGGAATCAGAAAAAGCTGCTTCTAGATTAAATGCTGCAAGAGAATCATTGCAAACACAAAAAGATGGAATTATTGCTAAGTACTCTCCTACTAAAGCCAATATAGGTTTTGCTAGATTACGAATAGCTGAATCAAAAGGTTATGTAAAAACTAATCAAAAGAAAACAGTTATTTTAGATAATGGAACAGAAATACAAGTTCCTTTATATCAAAAAAAAGATGGAGATAATCTACAAACATTATCAGAGATTGTTAATGAAGATGAAGCAATTGCATGGTTACAAGCAGCTAAAAAAATAGAATTAGATAACCCTGTAACTAAAGAAGCATTTGAATTAAAGACTGTGACTAGAGAAGCATACATTGATGAAGTTACAGGTGAAAAAGTTATTGATGAAATATCAGAAGAAATAGCCAGAGGTAGAGGAAGACAAACTGCCGTAACACTAGACCAAGCTATAGCTAATTTAGATGAAAACCTAAATAGAATACAAAAACAAGTACAAGACCAAGTTGCCTTTTTAGAAAACAATATTCCTAAATTTAAAGAACTACAAAGCGTAAATGCTAAAAAACCTAAATATGATGAGTTAACTAAAGATTGGGGTTCAATAGAACCAACTGCAGATGATTTTAGAAAAGCTGCTGCTGATAACTTATCTAACTCTGATGGTGTATTAGTTATATTGTCTGATGCTGATAAACCTGGCAAAGGATTAAAGTCTAGTAAAAACTTTTTAGAAAATGGTAAGTGGGATGATTTAGAAGATTCTTTACCATTTGAAGTATCAAGTAGAGGAGATACATTAGGACAACAGTTTTCTGCTTTGTTTGCTGAGTTTAAATCAGGTCCATATGCAGGTAGAACCATAGAAGATGTATGGCAAAATACAATTAAAAAATCTGGAAAAAATAAACCACCAGCAAGAGATAGTATTTTATATGGTCAAGGATTGTATAAAAGTAAAATTGAATATGAAAAGCTATGGTCAATGTGGGCAGCAGAAAATCCAGACTTAATACAAAACCTTGCTAATAAAATGAATAAAGGATTTAAATTAGTAGATTCATTTAGTAAACCAGGAAGAGTAAACCAAGCAGAAGCTTTGACAAACATTTTAAATAAAAAAGGTCTTATTGGTAAACAAGTAGATTTATCTCCTGGACTATATCAAGGAAACATACCACATATAGTGGTTAATCCAAATAAAGCATATACTGCAGATGAAATAAGAGAGATACAACAGTTTATTAAAACTAATAAAATAAATGATTTAGGTGTTGTAGGTTCTAGTGGTTTAACAGCAGATGAATCAGTACAACTTAAAACACTTATGGATAACATAATATTTCAAACTGAATCAACAGATAATCTAACAAACACAGTAGGTAATTTATCTAGAACATTAGAAGATTACTTAGATAGCACAGATGACTTAGGTGACTTAGTTATTAATGAAGGTGAAATTCGTGGAATGCTAGATGAATTAATTGATGAATTAAAGAATATAAACTTTGTAGATAAAATAGAAGAAGGTCAAGTATCTAAAGCTAGACCTACAGCTCATTTGATATCTGAATATTACAATGATGGTTTTATTCCTATGCCAGATGCAAGATTGTTCCTAAGAGTATTTAGACCTATGAGAGAACTAGGACTAAGACTAAGAGGCAAAGGTTCATTACCACAAGAAGATTTCGATAAGTTACTTGCTAAACCTATATCTGACTTAGCTGAACTTGCATTAAAAGAAGATAGAACAATTCAAGAGAATGTAAAGTTATGGATTAAAAGTGCAAGAACAAAAATAAAAATGAATGTTGATGAAGATGGTATTAATCAAATATCAGAAGGTTTACTTACACAGATAGCTGATGGTTATATGCAGAGATTATGGAAACCATCTGTACTAATTAGACCAGCTTGGGTACTAAGAGTTGTTGGTGAAGAACAAATGAGAATGTGGGCTGCAGACTTAGATAATGTATTTGCACATCCACTATCTGCTTTATCTTGGGTTATAGGTAGAAAACCACAAAGAAACAGACAGTTCTTACAAAAAGAGAGAGAAGCATTAAGAGATGACTACTTAGCAGATACATGGAATTTAGGTAGAGGAGAAAAAGATATACTTGATGAATCATTAGAGATATCTGTTGAGTGGCAACAAGCTGCTTCACAATCTCACTCTGGTATATTGTTTGGTCTTGACCCTAGAAGGGCTAGAGGATTTAAGACTGTTGGTAAAGGTGAAGGTGGATTTTATAACGCTTGGTCATCAGAAATTATACAGTTACATAGTGATGAGTTAGCTTCTAGAATTGCTGATGCAACTATTGTTGGTGAACCTACAAGTGAAGCTTTTGTAAATAGTATCAATAAAATTAAAGAAGACTTTTGGTCTGGTGACTTGTCACAATGGAGAAAAGCATTAGTTGCTAATAGTGATGATGATGCTAAGCAATTAAAGAAACTTATTATGGAAGATAAAAAATGGTCTGATAGCTATATTGAATCAATAGTAGCTAGAGTTCATTTAAAGACAGGTGGTAAGTATAGGGCTTTTGAAGTTGTTAATGGAAAGAAAATACCATTAGATTTAGAAACACCTAGACCTACAAATCCTAACAATGTAATTAGATATGAAATAGAAAAGACTGGTGACCATGAGTTGCTTAGACATATTGCTACTGGTTACAAAGATGATGCAGACCAGTTTGTAGAAATATTTAATAGTAAAAGTAAAGAGTATGAAAAGATACCTTTCAATAGAAAGATGTCAAGAAGTGAATTTAGAAAGTATTCAAGTTGGTTAAATAACTATAAGTCAGATGCTGTAGGAGATAGTTTTAAAGTAAAAGCATCTAGGTTTGAAGCAGATAGAGATTACGCTGCTAGAGCTGACCAGATAATAGAAACATTCTATGCAACTCTTATGGGTGTTCCTACTAATGAATTATCAAGGTCATCAGCATTTAGACAGTTCTACTGGAGATTTATTGAAGGTGCATATGCAAATATGGATGATGTTGCTAGAGCTAAGATATTAGAACAAGCTAAAGATGTAATGGGTAGAAGTCTGCCAGGTTCTAAAGCTAGTAAGTTTATTAAGAATTTAGAAACTATGGGTAAAGCAGATGTAACAAAAGCTATTACTGTAGATGATTTAAGAGCTATAGATGATTTAGCTAAGTCATATGCATTGCAAGAAACAAAAGGTTTACTATATGACCTAAACAAAAGGCATGTAATTGCTGACCAATTAAGATTGATATTCCCATTCGCAGAAGTTTATTTAGAGATAGCTGGTACATGGACTAAGTTACTTAAAACACAAAAGACATTATTCGGTAGAAAACTACAAAGAACAGTAGAAGCTTTTAGAAAGCCTAGTGTATTTGGTACAGAAGAAGATGAAGGTTTCTTTACTACAGATGAACAGACAGGTCAAGAGATGTATAACATGGCAGGTTTTGATTTTGGATTTAATGTTGACAGAATGTTAAATAATCCAGATGAATCAGATGTAGCAATTAATCCTATAACTGGAAGACCTGATATAGGTACACCATCTGTCAAAGCTAAGATGAAAGGTTATGCTAGTGGACTAAACATGGTAGCTGGTTCAGTAGTTCCTGGTCTTGGTCCTTTGGCTTCACTTCCTGCTAGTGCAGTGTTACCTAGTAGGCAAACAATAGATGATGTGTTCTTTCCATATGGAAGACCTGAAGGTGATTGGTATGACCCTAGATTCTATGTTAACTCTGCATTACCTAACTGGTACAAAAAGATATTAGCTGCTGGTGGTTCTTTAGATAAAGACTTAGATAGACAATACGCAAACGAAGTTAAGAGTGTTCTTAGAGCTATGATGACTACAGGAATATACGATGATAGTTCTCCTGCTGCAGAACAAGAGTCATTACAAAGAGCTAGAAAAACTGCAAGTCAAATGTTATTAATCAGAGGTATTGTACAAGCTATTGCACCTACAGGTCCAGTAACTAAATACGAATACAATATTGGTCCTGAAGGTAGTAAGTTTTTAGACCCAACAAAGATAAAAGATGAAGACCCTAATCATCATTACTTTGCAGAAACAGTATTGTCAGATGCTTACTATCAGTTCTTAGCAGAGTTCCAAGGAGATAGAGTACAAGCTACTGGTAAGTTTATAAAGATGTTTGGATTTGACCCTACAGCATTACTTACATCTAAGTCAAAGAGAATAAGACCTTCATCATATACAGTAGAAGGTGGATACTTTTACAAACAAAATAAAGAGATTATGGACAAACATCCTGATGTTGCATACTACATGTTCCCTGATTCTCCATTAGATGAGTTTGATTATCAAGCATGGGCAGATGCATTTACTGCTGGAGATAGAATAGATTTAACTGATGAACAATATAAACAAGCTGTTAGACAGGCACAAGGTTCATTAGCATATGAAAACTTTAGAAGAATGCTTATGGATGGACCTATGTTTACTAGAGTTCCATTAAATAAAAAGTTTGAACAATTGTATTTGTTTAGATTACAGTTACAAAAACAATTCCCTGGATATGGACAAACATCTACAGTTGCACCATCATTAGATACAAATTCAAAGATTGAATTGTTTATAAACTTTGTAAATACAGAACAAGATACAGAAATCACAATGCCTGATGGTAGTAAAACATTTGTTAAAGATTTACCTGCAATACAAGGTGCTATGCAATACATAATAACTAGACAGTTCTTATTAGAAGGAATCAGGCAAAGATACGGTGCAAATGCTAGTATTAGTAGAGCAGAAGCTAGTGAAGCAAGAAAGATACTTAGAAATACTGCTAGCCAGCTTATGACTAAGTATCCTGACTTTTACTATGTTTACTATGATTTATTTAGACTTGAAGCAGAAGAGCAGAGTCTAGGAACAGGATACTTTTAATGATTGAAGAACTAAGTCCAGAAGAGCAAGCGGTTCTAGATGAACTAGCTAAAGAAAGATATGAGAACTTACCAAGTCTTATTAACTGGGCAGAAGGTTATGAAACATCACCAGGATATAATCCTGCAAACAGAAAACCTAAAAAGGTAAATAAAGACAAGGTAAGAAACTTACTTAGAATATTTGGTGCGGACATATTTGGTCCAGCATTAGACCAAGTAGTAGATATGGTTGTTGCTTTATTTCAAAGTGGAGACCCAGGAGATACACCATTTGCAGATGTAAATCCAGTATCTATGGCTGACTTTATATTAGTTTGGGAAGCACAAACAGGTAAAGTATTTGCTGACTTACCACCTAATACACAGGATATGATATTACAAAGCTACGATATGTTTCAGTATCAAGATGAATTAGTAGTTGAACTTGCAGATAAGATAACAGAAGATGCAACAGTTCTTAAGAATGTGTATTCTAAAAATGGTGAATTACCAGAAGGTTTCAAGCATATTGATGATGCAGTAATTGGTGCAGCTATAACATCAGAGTATTCATCAGAAGCAGACTTAGCATACAAATCTTTCTTAACTAAAACTCAATATGATGCACAGATTAAAACTGCTGCTGCTCAGCAACTAGATAACAGAACAGCAACAGATTTAATTACACAATTAGAAGAAGGTAAGATAACTTCAGTAGAGTATTTAGATGGAATGGATAATATAATTATTTCTACAGGAGAAGTATCGCCTAATGAATTTATATCTATAGTTGAAAATCCTGGTGCATACATACCACAAGAAATGTTTGACCCTTGGTTAGCAGGTAGAATTGCAGACCCATCACAGTTTGGTTTTATTGGTATAGAAGAATATGACCAAGAAATATACAGTAATAAAGAACAAGGTAACTTAGTACCATTATATGAAACAGGTATGGATAGATTGCTATTTGCTAGTGCTAGTCCAGAAGAAATAGCTGAAGTACAAAACTTATTAGTTGAAGCTGGATTTTTAAATCCATATTCATTTGCATATGGTGTAATAGATTTTAATCAACCTGATGGTGGAACATTAGCAGCACTTAACTCTGCTATGTCTAGGTTTAACTTAAATGCAGATACAATATCAAAAGAAGATTTATACTCTATACTTTTAGCACCTGGTGCAACTAGCTCTAACTTGTTAACATTTGTCAAAGAGTTTTTTAAAGATACATTAGAAGATTATGGTTATGGAACAGGTAAGTTTGAACCACATTCAACTGTAGGATATTCACAAGGATATAAAGAATTATTTCAATATCAATCTCCTAACTTAATAAATGCACAAGCTGATATACAGTATGCATTAGAAAGAGGATTAGGAAGACCTGTATCAAGTGAAGAGTTAAATTCTTTTGTTGATTATTACAACCAAGTATCTTATGACTTACAAAAGAAAAACTTTGAAATAAGAAATAGAAATATTCAGACACAGTTAGCTGGAGAAGAAACTAGATATCAAAACTTCTTACAAGGAACTACAGACTTTGAATTGCCATCTCTTGAACAACAAATAGATTTGCAAACAGCATTACCAAATGCAATGCAGAATTATGTGCGTGAACAATATGGGGAGGCGATAACAGGTGAAGACCAACAGAAAGCAATGCAAACAACGCTTATTAGTTTACTTAATACCATTGGTGCTCTTAGCAGCTACACCTCAAGAGGTTAGTGTGGAATTAACAGAAGACTTAATAGAACACATAGAAGACTTAGAAGGATTTAGTAGTACAGCTTACTATGACAGAAATGGTGTATTGACTATAGGCTTTGGTCATACTCGTGCTACTGAAACATTTGACTTTGATGAAGATACAACTGTAACTAGAGAACAAGCACTAGATATATTACAGAAAGATATAGACCAAGCTTTTTTTCATGTAGGTAATCATTTAAATAATGCAAACATAGAAGTTGATGCTGGTACAAAAGAGTATATGACTCTTATATTTTTTAATAGACCATGGGTACTTAGAAAAACTATGGAAGCTATAAAGACAGGTAACCCAGAAATAATTAAACAATCTCAGATAAATGCTTATGAAGAAGAAAAAGGTACAGCAGAAGATTGGTACATAAATAGATTAGATAAAGAAGCTGCATATCAAAATAGTTTATCTACAGTAGTAGAACCTGAAGATACAGAACCTGAAGATACAGAACCTGTACAAGAAAAAGAAACAAAAAGATATAGATTAGTAGGTAGAGAACTTGTATCAGAAGATGCTACTGCTGAAATATGGTCAGATGTTTTACAAAAATTGTATGGTGTTACAAGTCCTTTTCCTGAAATATATAAAGCTCCTCAACCAGAAACTAAACCAGAACAAAGTATGTTTACAAATATATTCGGAAAGGTAAGAGAACTGTTTGATATAAATAAAGCTATGGATAGACAAGCTGATTTTACAAAGGAAGTTTATGACAGATAAAGAAAGAATTGAACAGTTATTAAATAGTATAAATAAAGATTTTCCTGAAAGAATAGAACTAGGTCAAAGACTAAAAGAAGTTTACAGAATAATGGCTATGGATGAACTTGAACTCCTTACCTTAGACCAATACCAAGGTCAAAATATGGATTATGTTTTACAACAACTACAAAAAGAAGGTTTGGAATTAGGAGATAAAATAACAGCATTAGATAAACAAATTAAAAAGAAATTTAATGTCAGCGTTATTGATTTACAATCAGACCTAGCTTTATTAAATCAATTTGATGTATCAAATATGACAGACCTACCAAGTGATATTAGGAACGGAATGACAATTACACCAAGAAATGAAATACCTCAAGCAGATTATTACAACAAAGTATTTGATGAAATAGTAGAACAGAATCCTTTAGACGAACCAGATGTAACATTAAATCCTGATGGTTCTATTACTGAAAAAAGTCCAGGTCTAACTTCTAATACAAATGTACCTATAGAAGAATTTACTGGTCTTATTAATTATGATGCAGAAATACCAAAAATATTTGATGATTTAAAAGGTACAACTGAATATTCACGAATGAAAATAATAAAAGGTAGTGTAGCTAATGAAATAAGAAGTAAAAAATTTGCACAATTAATTTTAAATATGTACGACATTCTTGGTGAATATGCAAAAGATTTATCTACTGAAGATAAAAAATTACTTGTAGAAAGAGTTAATGATAGAACTTATGGTCTTGATGAAAAATATAAAGATATAGTTGTTATACCTGATGAAAAATTGTCATTAGAACAGTTAAATAGAATAGATGATGCAATAGCTGATTTAAATAAAAATTTTAAAAATGAACTACCAGGTTTGCTTGATGAAATGAAATTAAGAGATTTAGATTTTGTTTCTGATGCAAATGTAGAAGATAATGTAGTTGACTTTAGAGAAGCACAATTAAAAAAACTTATGGAAGAAGTAGAAGAGGCTACACCTGATGTCAAAAAAATTACACCAACACAAGCAGAGATGATTGATAATGCATTAGCAGATGCTGCAGCAAATATGAAAAGAGAAAGTTTTGAAGCATTACCTGGTGGTAAAGGTGCAGTAACTAGAGCTATTAAAAATAGATTAATAGGTATTTTAGGTGATGGTATTAACTTACTAGATGTATATGAGTTAGCTTTACTTGGCGGTGCTATAGGTGGACCTGCATTAGAACCATTAATGCCATTGATATTTCCATCACTAAAAGATACACCTAAAGATGATAAAACATATGGACAAAAAGTAATAGAGAATATACAAGCCATAGAAAAGATTAGTCCTACTGCGATAGCTACAAATAAAGTTATAGATGCATTGCCTGATGAACAAAGAGATTTTAATATGTACGGTGTTAATACAAAAGATATCAATCAAAATTACACAGCTAATTTTTCAAGTATGTATGGTATGCTAGGAGGTAATAATGGAAAATGATATAGACCCTGGATTACAATCTGAACTAGATAAACAGAAAGAAGAACAAGCTGCAGCAGAAGCAGCTTCTATTGGTACACCTAACTGGGCTGGTTCTAATAAACTTGTAGCTGATGGTGCATATGTTGAGAATGGAGTTTTATATTTTGTATATGACTTATCACCACTCTTTGGTGGAGACCCTACATTTGTTTCTTATGCTGCACCTACAGTAAGTATTTCACAATACAAAGGTAACTGGGGTACAGATGGTGCAGGTAAACAAAGAACAGGACCAAGAATAGGAAGTAAACCAGAAGGTGTTGTTATTGATGGTGGTAGCTTTCAATTATTTACATTAGGACAAGCTGACCCTTCAAGAGGTATAGACCCATTAGAAGATACTGTTGATTTGCATGAATTAATCAATGATGGTTATAAAGATTTACTTATTAATTATAGTTTCTTTTTTGATAAAGTAGATGGAGAGTATCCAGGTTTAGAGTTATTATTTTCAAGACTAGGTCAAGGGTTATCTGTAACTCCAGTAGATTTACAAAATGCAGGTATTGGTGCTAATGTATCATCACTAAAATTAGATTATTTAAATTCTAGAACTGCAAATCTAAATTCTGATAATCCATTTGAAATGATAGTTAATGGTGAAAAAGTTTTAAATCAAAAATATGTTGACCATGTAGGCAAAGTAGAAGGATTATTTAATCAGTCATTAAAAGATTTAGGATTTGACGATGACTTATTTGAAAAAGAAAACAAATTGTTCTATAAACAATTATTAGATACATTAGTTAAAGGTGATATATCTCCTACGCTTATGACAGAATTTGTAGGGTTTGTACTTGGTGTAGAAGGATATGAAAAGCCAGATGACCAAGCTATAACTAATTTATTTAGTGCTGTATCAAAAAATGTAAAAGATGCACAGTTTTCATTAACAAGTACAGTTTATGCTAACTCTTTAAAAGCTGAAACACTAGCTATAAATACAATTGGTTTAGCTAACTACAATAGCTTAAGTGAATCTAAAAAGAATGAAATCATTCTTATGTACAATGATAGTCCTGATGCTGCAAAGCAAATGTTAAAAGATATGTTTGCAGAATACTATCCAGAGTATGAAGGTAAGAACTTAGACTTTGCAAGTATTAAAGCTAAGTATGTAACACCTTGGACAAAAGCATTTGGTGAAGCACCAGATGAAGAAGATGCTGTGTGGTTAGAACAAATTGGTAAATCTGTAACAGATGCTAGCAAAGCTTATATGCAACATGCATACGATACAGGTAATGAATTTTTTAATAGAAGATTAGCAACTAGCTTGCAGAAATCTTTAGGAGGAGTGGTAATTAGATAATGGCAGAAGGTAGACCTTTTATAAATCCAGAAGCAGCAGGACCATCAGGTGAACAAGTAACTGTTTACGGTCCTAATGGTGAAGTACAACAGGTTCAATTTTATCAAAGAAAAGGTGATAGAAATGATATGTCTGAGTATGAGTACTACAAACAAGTACTTGGATACAAAGATGAAAGACCACAATCTACTGTAGATAAAAGAGATAATGTAGAAAAAGATGGTGCAAGTATAACTAGAGCACAAGTTACTAACTTACTTCCATGGCTTAAAAGATTTGGTGGTACAGATGCAGATGCTTTAATTGATGCATATGTAAAAGGATATATAAATAGTGATGGTGACTCTACTGTAGCTACTGCAGAAATGAGATTCGGTGAAGGCTCTGAAGCTTATAACAGAGTATTCGTTAATATTATAGACCCTGATACTGGTGCATTAAGAATGACAGAGACAGAGTATCTAGCTGGCTTAGAAGATTTCAATACTATTATGGTTCAGAATAACCTTGCAGGATATGCTGCTTCAGTAGGAAAAGAAAAGTATGCAACACTTGTTGGTAATAATGTAGCTATGCCTGAATTTGCTAAAAGAGTTAAAACAGTTAAAGGTGTTATAGATATGGTTGATGAAGATTTAAAAGCAAGTGTTATTAGTAACTACAATACATACTACGCTAATGAAGGTGTTGCTGCTGGTATTGATGAAGCAGGATTACTTGCTATAGCATTAGACCCAAATTTAAATTCAGATATATTATCAGGAAGAATAGTCGCATCAGAACTAGGTGCTGTGTACGAAGGTGTCACGGAGCAACAATTAGGTTTAGGAACTGTACAAAAATTATTAGGTGCAGGAATAAAAGTTGGTCAGGCGGAAAGGCAATTTGAAGTTGCTGCACAGTCTGCTAGATTACTTAGCAGTGCAGCTAGGAGATTTAGGCGTGCAACAACTTTAAGTGCTGAGAATGTATTAGAAGCTAGTATCTTTGGTAATGAAGAAAGTCAATCATTTATACAAGCTATACAATCACAAATAGCTTCAGCATCTGCTGTAAATATTGGAGCTAGAAAATCTCAAACAGGTGCTGTTACAGGAATAGTAGAAGCTAACTAAATATAGATATATTGTTGACAACACAATATGTAGTAGTACAATATATAGTATGCGTGGTGAGTTCCGCATGATAATAGGGTCACATACAATTCAATAGTACTGCCGAGGTGTACTATGTGTCATTCGTAAATCCTTGTGAAAATCCCTTTAATTACCTAGCGATTAAAACTATGGGATTCTTTATATGCTAGAGAAAAGATGGAGAAAATAATGGAAGAAAATACAGGACAAGTTGAACAAGCTACAAATGTAGAAGAATCAACAGATAACATAAAACAACTTAGAGAAGAGTTTAAAAAGCTTAAGGCTGAGAATAAACAATTCAAAGCATCAGCTATGAACTCTGCATTAAACTCTATGGGTCTTAGTGCAGATAAGGGCATAGGTAAAGCTGTAACAAAACTCTATGATGGTGAAGTTACTGTTGATGCTATTAAAGAGTTTGTTGCTCAAGAGTTTGGAGAAGTTAGTAATTCTGAACAACCTAGTGACAATATCGCTAATAATGTAGTTGAAGCTCAATCTCGAGTAGAGCAACTAAATAAACTTGGAGTAAATGCAGAACCTACAAATGTAGGAGATGAGTTTATGAAGTTTGTAAGAAATTCCAATACAAGTACAAGAGATACTATCAACGCTAAATTGCGTATGATGGAAACATTAAAACAACAAGATAAGTAATAATTTATAGGAGAAGATAAAAATGGCAGACATATCGTTAACAAATAGTACGATTTATGCACAAAACATTAATAACTTCACTGGTGAATTGTTTAAAGTTGGTGGTCAAAGAACACCTTTACTTTCTTCAGTTGGTGGTTTGAATGGTGGTAAAGTATTAAACTCTACATTTTGGCAAGTCCAAGTAGAAGATAATGCAACCATTTCTTCAGAACCAACTAAAGGACAAGAAGGTTCTACACCTACAGAATACCTTGGAAGAGACAGAGCTGCATACACATATGTAACTCAAATTTTCCACAAGGGTGTACAAATGACATATACCGCTTTGGCATCTACACAAAATCAAAACCCATTTGATTTATCAGCAAACATTGCTAACGCCTCCGATGGAGACGGAACAACAACTGCTGGTGATAAATTGGCTTTATTTGGTGGTAGCCCAGTGGCAGATGAATTTGCTTTCCAAATGGAAAAAGCAATGGAAAAAGTAGCAAGAGAAGTTGAGTGGTTTGCATTCAATGGTTCTTTCTCAGATGGTGCTAACGTAACACCTGGGTCTGGAACTAGAGAAATGTACGGTCTTGACGTTTGGATTACAATCGGAAAGAACGCTAGCAACACTGCAGCAGTAAACCCATTAGGTGGTAACTGCTTCTACAACGACACAGATGGAGATGGAACTGGTACAGAACAAGTCATTTCTTTCGACACCATTTCTGGTGCTCTTAAGAGAATGTATGACAACCATGCACCAATGACAAACCCTGTGCTTGCTGTTAGTCCAAAACAATTACTAGACCTTAACAAAGAACTTGTTAATGGTACAGTTGACATTGCAGGAGCAATCATTCCTAGAGATAGAAATGTTGCAGGTGTCGACATTGATACAGTCATTACACCATTCGGTTCAATCGGATTGATGGTTATTGACCCTGATATCATGCCTGACAATACTGCTTTCATCTTAGACTTAGCTTACATACAACCAGTATTCACAAATATCCCTGGATATGGAACTGTGTTCGTACGTGACATAGACCAAGATGCAAACGCTAGAATTGGAAAAGCAATTTATATGGAGATGGGATTCGAGTTCGGACCTCCTTCATATCACTGTAAGATTCAAGCAGTAGCATAATTTAATTTGAAGATTAGGGTGGAACTCCACCTCCACCCTTTTCTTCTGCTATAGTAAGGAAGATATGATTAAGTCAAAACAAGCTTTAATTGATGTATCAGCAGATGCAAGTAATTCACTAGGAGTACAAACTGACGGTATGCTACTTTGTGGTATACAGTTCCCTGCAACAATGACTGGTTCTGCAGTAACATTTGATTTTGCATTAGATAATTCAACATGGGTAGATGTAAAAGAAACAGATGGAACAGATGTTAGCTATACAGTATCAGCAGGAGATGTTGTAAGAATAGACCCATCAGGTTGGGCATTTGCAAGTAATGGTTACATTAGAGTTACATCTGATGGTACAGAAGCAGCAGATAGAAGTTTAATATTACACTTTAGACATAGTTAGGAGAACCAATGAGTACTATTGGTAATCTAGTAGATAGAACCTACAGGGAATATCTTGAACCTATGGACGATATAGTTAGTTATACAACACTAACAACTGCTATAAATACAACAGATACAGAAGTAGTCTTTAATGGTGACTTATTGTCTGTTGAAGAAGAAGATGCTTTAGATGCAGGTGCAATAATTGAAATAGGTCAAGAGCTTCTTATATGTACTGATTTAAATGCTGTTACGAATACAATTACAGTTACAAGAGGTGCAAGAGGAACTACAGCAGAATCACATAGTATTGGTGACTTAATTAAAATAGCACCTCCATTTCCAAGAAAGAATGTATTTGATGCTGTATGTGACCAGATTAAAAATTTATATCCAACATTATTCGCAGTAGAAACTAAATCAATTACTTCAAAAGTAGGTTACATTCCTCTTGATGGTTCTACTGATAATCATTTAGTAGCTCCTATCAAAGCTATATCTCAGTACACAGACTTCTCCGCAGGTTCTGATGAAACAGGTACAGTCTTTGCTGGAGTTGCAGTAGAGCTAGTAGATTTACCTAACCCATTTACCTATACAGATGCAGATGGTGTAGAACAAACAATTACTTATAGTAACAATGGACCTAACAATGTAAAAGCTGTACAAGTTTATAATGTCAATGCAGGTCATACAGTATTTGTTACTTTTAAAAAGAAGTTTGTAACACCTAGTGCAGAGACAGATACATTAGCAACTATTGGTTTAGAAGATGAATATGAACCAATTATTATGGCAGGTGTTGCAGCACAAGTAATTGCTGGTAGAGATATACCAACAGCTACAGCAGATTATATTACAGACCAAATGGGTACAAGTAGTTTTCCTGTCAACTCTGCTACATCAATTAGAAATTCATTATTACAATACCAAAGAGCTTTAACTCAACAAGCACGAAAGGATTTAAGAGCTAGGTATCCTGAACCAGTAACCATTAATAAGATTTCATATACCTAATGCCTAGAGTAGCTACAACAGTTAATATATCTAACCCAAAGAGATATGGGTATGATGTGAGAATAGATGACATACTACTTCGTTCTGCTGTTGGTCCTGGTAGAGAGATGCAGATACAATCATCTGATGTACAAGAAGGTCAGATAAATGTTAAACAAAACCCTGAAGATTT